TTGTATTGTTAGTAACAGTTGGTAACACTTAGTAACACCTTAGTAACACCCTTATTACTAATGGTTAGTAACACTGTTACTAGTGAGTGTTACTAACAGTATAAGATTATATATTATATATATATATATATATATATGTCGGATTTATTTTTTTGTTCATTAAGAATGTGTTAGTATGTTACTAGGAGAATTACTATGGTAAAGAAGACTACGGTCAGAAAAAGAAGTGTTGTTGCTAGAACACCTGCTGAGAAGTTTAGAGACAATGTATTGGTTGGATACCCTGAATGGGTTACCTGGTCTAGGAAGCTTAGAAGGATCTTTGTGTGTTTACCTTCTTATGGAGTAGGTGAAGAAGCCTTGCAATCTATGTGTGAAGACTTTGATTGGAAGTATGAGCATGCTGAGAAACTAACCAAGAGTAATGTTAGTTTTAAGAAAGCAGTATCAGAGTTTGTAGAGAATGGTTACAAATACAGAACAGTTCTTAGATACCCTCAATCAAAACACCCTATACCCTTTCAGATCAAATGGTCTAACCTACAACAGGTCTATATGATGGAGTCTGGCATAACGTCATTCATCAAAGCAGAGACTGGTAAAATATCACCAGCGGAAAGTAAATTGATAGAGAAAGCAGGTTTGCTAGAAATAGAACCTTTGGTACACTTACCAGATGAGACACCTAAAAATGTTCCACAACAACAGGTAGACATTTCTGGTGAATCAAGTTTATTTCAATTGCAAACTAACTTAAACGGAAAATAAATGTCATATCAATATACACCTTCTCCATGGCAGAAAAAGTTTCATGAGTCTAAGAGCAGGATTAAAATTGTATGGGCAGGTCGTAGAGCAGGAAAAGGTAGAGCAGTTCTTTCGGAACTTATGGTTGCTATCGCAGAGGCAGCTAAGACTCCTTTTCTAGCAGACAAAGAAATGGCTAAGGCAGCCAACCTACCAGTAGGATATGATCTAACTAACACACTAGAACCTGCAATCCATATATGGGTAGTTGCACCTAACTTTGCACAGAGCAGACAAGCATGGAACGAACTAAAACAATTCATACCACCAGAACTTGTAGTCAAAAGAAAAAAAGGACAAGGTGGTGGTCGTGGTGACGGATGGAGAGAAGATGCAAAGTCTGTATGGTTATATCTAAAAAGTCCTAACCTAGTAAGACGAGATGTCTACATTGAAATAAAATCTGCTGATGATCCAGAATCTTTACAGACTGCAGGACCAGACTTTATCTGGATTACAGAGTCACAAGATATAAAAGAAGCTGCATGGAATAAACTAAGACCCATGCTTAACTCAGCTGGTAGACTAGGTAAAGGTTGTGTAGAAGGTATACCACCATTCCAAAGAACACATTGGTTTTCAAAACTTTTTAAATGGGCAGAAGAAAATGCCAGTGAAGATTACGAATCCTTTCATGCAACGAGTTTTGATAACGTATTCCTATCAGAAAAACAGAAGGCAGCTATAAGAGACGAAAAAGCAACTATGCCAGAAATGGTATGGAATAGAATGTACATGGCTAAACAACCAGACGGTGGAGGTGGTTTCTTTAGACCTAGCAAGATACAGGAAGCTGGTAATGGTAAAGAAATATTAATGCCAGATCCTAGCAGAAGATACGTTGCTGGACTAGACTTGGGTAAGAAACAAGACTACACAGTATTCATTGTAAAAGATGCAATGAGTAGAAAATCTGTATATGCTTTAGAGATGTCTGGTAGTGATTGGGTTAGCCAAATAGAAACCATTAACTCAGAAATTACTAGGTGGAAAGTAGGAGATGTTAGGGTTGACTCGACTGGTCTAGGTGATGTAGTATTTGACCATCTACTATCTTCTGGATTGCCAGTGACTTCATTTAAATTTAGCACTCAAAGTAAATATCAATTGTTTCAAAATTACTATTTAGCGCTAGAAAATAACACTGTACATTTCCCAGAAAGTTGGGATACACTAAAAAGACAACTAGAAGATATAAGTATCAGACCTAGTGGAAATGGTTCATATGTGTTTTATAATGAATCAAGTGAACATGATGATTGGGTTGATGCAGAGCTACTAGCTCTAATGGCTAGTGATCCACCAGGGTATGAAGACGGTGAGTATAATTATTTGGGAGCTATAAGTAGAATGAGACCTATAAGACCTACAGACTCTAGGAAGCCGTCACGATTTATGCAAATGAGAAGACAACAAAAGACAAAACAAAAATTACAGTATTTAGAAGAAAACGAATTAATTAGTAGTGAGACTAGGTAGACAATGGTTTTAGATATAGATCCAACAGATGCAATAAAAGTAGAATCAGCAAATCCAACAGATGAGCCAGAGATTACACTTCAATGGGTAAAGGATAAGAGTCAAGCAGGTCATGATTTATTTAGAGAGTTTCGTAGTAAAGCAGAAGAACTAGATGACTTTTATCTAAACAACTTTGACTTTAGTGTTCCAGAAAACGGAACATTGATTAGGCTAGGTACTGCACAGTCTGTAATAAATACTTTAGTTGCACACGTTAGTCCACAGTTTTTAGATATATCTGTTCCACCTCCAGGTGCAAGAGGACAAGCAAGAGCTGAACTAATGGAAAAGTTTTTGACAGGTGCTCACCATATGATAGAACACAGAACACCTGTATACAGAGAGATTACTAAACACGCTGGTCTTTATGGTATTGGTTGGGAGAAGGTAGAGTTTACTGCAAACGAATGGAGTGATTTTCCAGAAGCACCACCACATGAAGATGAAACAACTTCAGATTATAAAGAAAGAGTAAGAGAAGTATTAGATAAACGATCTGTGTCATGGCCCATAAAATCTGTAGCCGTAAATCCTCAAAACCTTATATGGGATTTGAATAACGGAACACAACCTAGATGGGTAATATATGAATATCAAGTAGATGCAGAATGGATACAAGCTCACTTTCCAGAATGGAACGTATACAAAAAAGGTTACGTTACTTTTCAAGAAGTATGGACTGCATCACAAGTAGGATACTTAGCAGATGATAAATGGGTACTAGAACCTAGACGGCATGGTTATGGTAAACTACCTTGGATTATGTACTGGCCCCAGATGGGATTAGATACTGGTAACTCAGAACCAGAAACTTTATACATGGGATTACTAAACGGATCTATAGATATGCTAAGAGCTCAAAGTCAATTGGCATCACACTATATTGACATCGTAGGTAAATCAGCATGGCCCACACTAGAATTTACAGGACCACCAGGAATTACAGAAGAAGTGCAAGCTGCATGGGATGATACTCCAGGTGCAAAGAATATTAAACCACCACAGGTAAATGTAAATGCATCAGATACTCCAAGACCACCATCAGAGATTGGTATTGCAAAACAATTTTTAGACGAAGCTATTGAAGCTAATACAGTTCCTGCTGTTGCTAGAGGACAAAGACCAATGGGTGCAGCGTCTGGTTATCACACAGCTGTACTAGCTGGTATTGCATCACTTAACTTTGGTGCAGTAAAAGAAGCAATGGAACGTGGATTACAAGATAAAGGTGAATTAGTTTTAAGAATAGTAGAGCATGTTATTAGCGATAAAGTAACAGTGTTTGGTAAAACAGAATCTGGAGTTTTAGATGCAGTAATAAAGCCTAATGACATCAAAGGGCATTACGTTAACATTGTTCGTATTAACTCTGTGTCACCAGAAGAACAAGAGAGAAGACTTAACCTTTGGGCAAACTTGTGGAGATCAGGATACGTTGACTTAGATACTGCTCTTAGAAAAGGTGGAGTAAGTAACCCACTAGAAGTTCGTGCTAAGATATTAGAAGAACAATTTATAAACTCACCAGGTATACAAGAACAGTTACAGATGGCAGCTGCATCAAGAATACCTACAATACAAAATATTATAGAAGCAGCAGGACAACAAGGTAATGTTCAAAGTCCAACTCCAGAAGATACTGCAAGAAATATTTTGAACACACAAACATCTATGCAGTTACCTAACGCAGGAAACTTTCAGCAAGGTAACCAAGCAGGTATAAGACCTAACAACCCAGGTACTGGAGTACCACAAACTACTAGACCTGTAATACCAGGATCTATAGACGAAATGAATCAAACAGCTCAATCTATAGCAGGACCAAGAACTGGTAATGTTAGAGTACCAGGAGCAGACATATCACCAGGAGCAAGAGGATAATGGCAAAAAGTACACATCCACTAGAACTAGCATTTATAAAATTTGATGAGACTACACAGCGAATGCTTAAACAAGTCTCTCAAAGTTTTGGTAACCTAGAAAAAATACCAGAAGTAAAACAACCACAGACTAGAAAAAAGAAACAAACTATATACAGCAACAATAAGCCTAATCCATTTGGAGGGAACTAATGGCTAGATTTCAAATAGAATATTATGTAAAAGACGCAGGAACTCTAAATGTACCATCAGGACCAATGGGAGAAACTGCTGAGTATGAAATTCCTTTTTACACTGGAACAAGAGGGCAAGGCCCATTTTCTTTACCTACTTTTAGTTTTGGTTCTCCCAGCATAAACACAGTAAGTCAAACAGTAGAAGCAAATACTCAAGAAGAAGCAGAAGCAAAAATACTGGCAAGAAATCCTAACATTGTAGTTACTAGGCTTTCAACAGCATTACCAGAGGAAGGTGATCCAGAGTTTATTGGGCCGTCACCATTAGAACCATTAGAACTAACTGGATCAAATATTCCTAGTGGGGCTACTGTTGATATGGCAGGAGCTAGCAGTAATGCTGACATGAATGTATCTAATGAAAACATTTTACCTGCTCAAGTTGATTTATCAAACTTAACACAATACTTATCTCAATTAGGAACAACAGCAGATGCACTTTATAATGAAGTTATAAATAACCGAGATTCTTTCGTTGTGAAAGATCCAACAACAGGACTTCAAGTATTTGATCCAATTGCACAACTTGTTTTAGAAAGAGCAGCAATATCGAGACAACAGGACTTAGAACTAGCTCAACAAAATTTTCAAGAAGAACAAAATAGATTACAAAGAGATTTAGAATTAGAAATTGTTAATATACAAAATGATACAACTATAGATCTTGCTACTAAACAAAATCGTATAGATAGTATGCAACTAGCAATGGAAAGAGAACTTGGTAAAAAAGAAATTGCAGCTACTGAAAGAATTGCGATTGCTAGAGCAGATGCTGAAAAGGCACAAGCAGATAGATTATATGCTCAAAACCAACAACAATTCCAAATTGAACAAGATCGAATAAACGCAAACTTAGGATTGCAATTAGCCGAGTTAGAAAAACGTAGAGTCTTAGATGAAAAACTTGCAGACGTAGAAACTCAAAGACAAAAAGACATTGCTAATATACAGGCTCAAGTTGGTCTAGGTGCTAATGTAACACAAGAAAGAGTTGCAGAAGCAAATCGTTTAGCAGCAGAAAGGTCAGCAGACCAAGCAAGAATAGCAGATATAGAAGTAGGTAGAAGGCAAGCTGTTGCTCAAGAACAAGTTGCAGAAACTCAAGCAGATGCACAAATAGAAATAGCAAACGCAAACAGAGCTGCACAAGCAGCTATAGCCCAAGCACAAGCTGATCAAACAACTACACTTGCAGATAAAGAAATAGCAATACAAAAAATATTCCAAACTAGAGATGAAGAAATTGCTAGATTAAACCGTGAGGCAGACAAAACAATAGCCACTACACAGGCACAAACATCTCCTTTCTTTGGTTTAGATACACCAGCCGAAAGAGCTCAAGCTCAACTTGCAGGAACTGGTGGAGCGTTTGGTGCATTAGGAACACTAGCTGCGTCTGGAACACCGTTTACAGCGGAGGATATTTTACAAGCACAAAGGGGAGGGCTAAGTGCAACTGAACAACTAGCGTTAGCAAGAGCACCAGGTAATCCTTTTGCTTTAGATGCTCAACAACAAATAGCTTTACAAACTAGTTTAGCTAGAGGGGGTTTGACTCCAGATGAACAAATAGCCTTAGCTAGAGCAACTGCTAATCCTTTTGGATTTACTTCAGGTGAACAAATAGGATTGCAAGAAAGTTTAGCCAGAGGTGGTATAACCGCAGACGAACAGTTAAATTTAGTAAGGGCTCAAGCAAATCCGTTTGGTTTTTCTCAAGAACAACAGATAGCATTACAGACTGCACTTGCAAGAGGAGGCTTAACTCCACAAGAACAGTTTGATTTACAAACAACATTAGCAAGAGGTGGGTTGTCTGCTGAAAATCAATTTACTTTACAAACTGCTTTGGCTAGAGGTGGACTTACACCTGAACAAAGATTGGCAGAACAAAGAGCTGCAATTGCATCAGATATATTTAGGGCATCACCTCAAACTTTAGGTGCATTGTCTGGAGTATTAGGTGGTAATCAAAACTTAAGGTCGGCATTAAATCCATTCTTAGGAACTACGTTTACAGGTAATGGAGGAACTACAACTTCTACTGCGAGTACAGCTGTTCCTACTCTTGGACAATATCAAAGTCAAAGTCCATTTCAACAAGGTGCAACCCAAGCTAATTTTGCTGCAAGTGGTCAAAATTTAGAAGAGTCAATATTGGGAGCAACTCCTTTTGGAGTAAACATACCTACTGGTACACTATCAGCACAGAATATATAGGAGGATAAATGACAATACCACCCTTTGGAACAGGATATCCTTCTTCTGATAGATCTACATTTTTTGAAAAGTTGAGACAAAAAAGACTACAAGAACAAAAACGTCAAGAACAAAGACTGGCAGTTGCTCGTGAAAACCAACAAGCGGCTCGTGACGCTCAAAGAATCAAAGAACAATATGAGCAAAATAATGTTGCAACACAGTTAGGTCCAGTAATAACTCCAACTCCAGGTCAATATATACCTGTGCCTCCAAGCACAGCAAAAGATACTTATGTAAAAAATCTAAACACTTCAAACCCACAGATGATAGATTACGGTACGTTTTTTGGATCAGGTGTTTTAGAAAATATAACAGAGGCTGGTATAACTACACTGGGTAAATTAGAACCAGCTATACAAACTGCTGTAGGATTAGGTGCAAGTTTGATTCCTGGAGAACAAGAGTTTGATAAACAGCTTAGAGAAATTGTAAAAGAAAGAGAAGAAGCTGGAAAGACTGCTGGTCTAAGAGGACTTTTTGCATCCAGAACTGAAGCAGCTAGACGTGCAGACAGTTTACAAAGAGGTTCAGAGTACATTGCATCTGTAGGTCTTTCTGCATTACCAGATAATTTATTCTTTTCTGGAATAGAAACAGATGCTTTGAACGCAAAAAGAAAAAGATATTTTGAAGAGTATACAGGAGAGAAATGGACTTTTGGTAATTCTTTGAAATACTTTACTGATGATCTTCGTGCAACTAGACAGGCATACCTAGAAGTAGAACAACCAAAATTTGTAAAGGGAACTTTAGAATTTTTTGGTGACCCAATAAACTTATTGTCTGGTGGTACTTTTGCAGAGATTACAGCAGCAACAAAAATTGTCAAAGCAGCATCAATGAAATCTCTTAGATTGGCACAAAAACCTTTTGGTTATCAAAAGATAATGAAAGGAGATAACACCATTGACGATAATTTCAAAGCAGGTAGAGATGTAACAGACCCAGAAGTAAAAGCAGAAATGGAAGACCGAATAATTTTTGATGTGCCAAATGGACACGATAGAATTGTTCCTCCTCTTGAAGGTGTTGATGTAGTACAAAAATACAGAAACGTAAAAAAATCTGAAACAAAATTAAATATATCTTCTAACGCTTTATTTCAAAAAGTAAAAGATGATATAGCAAAAACGTCTCCAGATAAATTAGTCAGACTAATTAAACAAGGAGACAAAATAATAAATCACTTAGGATTAGGAACTATAGGAAGACACTTATCTGCTGGTGCTAGATTGGTAACTCCTAGGTTTGTTGCCAATGCAAGTACAGATAGTGCGAATGTTAGAAACTTAGAAACATTTATGACTATACTAGAAGCAGACATGGCTAGTAAAGCAGCGGCTAGTTCAAATTTATTGACTAATAAAATAGGGTTTTTCAATGATGTTTTCAAAACAGGAGCTCAACAAGGTAACAAAGGTTTTGATTATATAGAGGAAGTAGGAGATGGAACACTTAGGTTTAATGCCAACTTTAATAAAAGAATTGTAGATGAAGCAATAAAAGCAGAAAAATCTCAAATAAAATTTATGAGGGATCGTGGTATAAAAGTAGATGATATTACAGAACAAGAAATACTAACTGATATTCAAGGTGTAAATCTTGTAGGGCAAAGGATTAGAAAAAATAAAATAAAACAAGAAACACCACTACATGAATCTACTATAGCAACAGCATTAGTAACTTTTAAACAAACTGCAGGTAACCCAAACAAATATATTGTAGATTTAAACCCTGCATTTAAAAAAAGTAATAATATGTTTTACGATAAAACAAATGACAAGATAACTAAACTTGGTGATTACTTTATACAAAAGTCAGCTTACTATCAAAACATGGCTAACTCTTTAGAACAGTTTGGTAAACCTATAACTGTCAAAAGAACTGTTAGGAAAAGAAATCCAGTTACAGGAAAACTTGAAAAAAATCCAATAACTAAAGAACAAATATTAGAACAACTTGACTTTGAGTTATCAGGAGTTAATAAGGCTAAGTATTTACAGGTTGCAAACGGACACGTTAGCAGAAAGGCTTATTGGGATGCTACATTATCGTCAAGTAATAAATATGAAAAGGTTGCTGGATATAATAATGCTAACGATAAAATAGGTAAGTACACTGACGAGTATCGTAAATCTTTACAAGACGCAGAGGATTTATATTCATTAGCGGGTAGAGGTGAAATTAAATACTTAAGTCCAGAAGATGCATTGAACTTGGCTACCCAAGCACACTTTCATCAAATTTCACAGATTGTAAGGAAAGACCAGTATACAAAATTATTCTTACAAAACCCTGCTCTTAGAGAACAATACAAGCTAACAGTAGCTGTAGGAAACAAAGCACCTGAAATAGGATTGTTTGATATAAGAACAAATATAGCAACAGGTAAAACAAAAGTTTACGAAATAAAAAAACAAATTAAGAAACAAACTCCAGTAGAAGAAACAGATGAATTTAGTAGAGTTTACGATCAATTGTTTTTTCAAGATAGACGTTTAGCAGAAGACTTTGCTAGAAAAGCAGGAATATTATTAGAGGCTGATGGCAGAACTTTAGCAGATTTAAAATCTGTAGGTGCTATGAGTGACACTTTCAAAAGAGTGTTGTTAGGAGAAACAGGAAAGACAGTATTAGATTTCCCTGCGAAGTCTATAAAAACTGTGACATCAGGTGGTAGGTTGTTTGGTACTGGTATTGATATAGCTGGTTCTTTTCTATACGGAATGATTTTCTTTGGTAAAGCAAACTCAGAAATTCTAAAAGGTGTTAGGCAAGGTGACAAGGCTAGAGTTGGTGCAGGATTAGGTATTGCAAAAACTTTGGCTAGTGCTCAATCAAATGCTTTTAGAGCTTTTCTTGGTAAAGTTCCTAAGATTGGTAAAGACACAAGGAAAATATCTCAAGAGATTTGGAGTCCAGATAAACATGCAAGTATAAAAAGAGCTGCACAGTCTGGTGTAATTTTTAACAAACAAACAATAGAAACTTTTGAATTAATAAACAGTAACAGTATTTTGAATGTCAAAGGTGTAAATAAAATATTCAAACCATTTGAAAACATTTGGAGAAACTCTATTGATGAAATAAAAATAGGTACATGGGATGCTTTAACTAAACACTTAGACCCAACTAACCCAGCACATGCAACTCAAATGAGAGAGATTGCAGAGTTTATAAACAAAGGTATGGGTACTTTAGATAGTGCATCAAGAGGTGTTGGTAGGGCTCAACGAGATATAGAAAGTGCGTATTTATTTTTCTCTCCAAGGATGACACGTTCTATAATTGCATTACTAGGTGATGCAGTAACTATGGGTGGTAAGCAAGGTCAACTTGCAAGAGAAGGTGCAATAGGTGGTTTTGCAGCATTGAACCTTTACACATATGCAATAGGTCAAGCACTAGGTCAAGAAGTAAACCTCAACCCTATGGAGAAAAATTACTTACAAATAAAAATAGGAGATACCAGTGTAGGACCAGGTGGACAGATAGTTTCATTACCTAGAGCTGCATTTAGATTGGCAGCAGGCCCAGATGATACAGATGCTTTATATCAAGAAACAGATGTAAATGGAGATTATAGAGATCAACCTTGGTTTAAGTTTATAAGAAGTAGGGCATTCTCTTCACCAGGTGGTTCTATGTTGTTAGAAGCAGTTACTGGTCAAAATTATTTTGGAGAAGATTATGAAGGTGTAGGAGATTTTACTCTTGCACAGACTGGTAGACTGTTACCGTTTTGGGCATCTGGAATTGCTGACAGTGCTTTTGATGAAGCCCAGTATACTTCTGCATTAGGAGGTGCATTTGAATTTGGAGGACTAAGAACTGCACCAGAAACTGTTTGGTCTAGTAACAAACAATTGTTAGAAGATGCAACAAGATTGTTATACCCTGATTCACTTTCTTATAAAGAACTAGATCCTATTGCAAAAAAATTACTTAGAGAAGAGTTAGCAAAAGAAGAAGGTGGTTTCTTTAGTAGAGAAAATGTGCCAGGTGGAACAGAAATATTAGAAGATTATCAAAAAACAAATAGGATTATGGAGAACGAAAGGTCTAAAAATAATCAAGACACAAATAAAATCAATGAGTTTTATGATGAGTTAGAAAGAATTAACACTCTAAAAGAAACAGAAAAACAAACAATGCTAAGTGCATATAAAGATAGCCGTCAAAATACTAGAGACCGAAGGCAGATGATACAAGAACTTAATGCAAAGTACGCACCAGATTACGATAGACTTTATGATCCTCGAGGTGAGTATACAGATGTTTTAAATTATCTAACAAGACTTGATACTTCTAGGGGATTAGAAAGTCCAGAGTCAACTTGGATAACTACATACAAGAATCAAGTTTTGTATAACGATGATTTTGATATGGTTTCAGTAGACAATATAGAATACTTTGATTATGCAAGACAAGAACAAACAAAAACAGAGTGGATAAACAAATACGGTACAGAGGCATTTGAATATGTAAGGCAGTATTTTGCAGTAACCCAAGACTTAGAACCAGACGAAAAAGAACTAAAAGATGCTAGAGAATACTTTTCCTATTACTGGGATGCTACTGAGTTAGCTGCAATAGAAGATACTGCAAGACAGTTCAATACATCTAAAGAGATTATAGAAAACTTAATTTACAGTTTGCCAGGACTGACAGAAGATCAAAGAGCAGGGTTTAGAAAGTTCCCAGAGATTAGGTTTTACGAAAAAAGAAGAAAAAATATACAAGAAGAATTGCGTAAAAACAATCAAGGATTAGATGGTTTTATATACAGGTGGAACTATTCAGATACACTCTTACATCCTAAAAATGAAGGTAGTGAGACTTTTTGGACAGATAAACGTGGTATTGACTTGACCAATCCTAATCACTTATACTTTATTTATAATAACAATTAAAGCTATCTATGGATAGAAAGGTCTAAGGACATGGCAGAAGAAGTCAAACAAAACTCACCAGAAGCAACTGCACAACAAATTCTTGCAGACAATTCCAAGGAACAACCCCAAGAAACTGTAGCAACTCCTGAACAACCAGCAACAACTGAAACTCCAGACGTATCAAGTTTAGTAGACAGAAGACTACAAGACTTTATAGGGAAAGAACAAGGTAGACTGGCACAAGTATCAGGTCAAAAGATAGCCGAGGTGAAAGAATCTTTTGATAGTAAGTTAGAACAATTGAATCAAAGGTTAGAACCTTTAATGCAAATGGCTAATGCACAAGAAAGAGAAAGACTTCTTAACCTTGATAATGAACAACTAGCAGAGATGGTTATAAAACAAAGGTCACAACCAGCTACGGCACAACCACAACCTGCACAGCAGGAACAACAAGTTGACCCTAATATTAATGCTTTAGCAAGTGCTACACAGGATTTGTTAAATCAAAATGGTCTTGATATGAAAATAGAAGACTCAAGATTGTGGGATGGATATACCCAAGGTATGTCTTTATTGCAGTCAATTGATTTAGCAAGAAAAAATATTGAGAAAGTAAAAGGTATACAACCTCAACAGACTCAACAACCTGCGGCAACTACACCAACTCCAGCTACTCCTTCAACTCAAGGTGCTCCACAAAAAAGCGTAAAAACAATTAGCAGTTTGTCTGATGCAGCACAACTATTTGCAGATGGGAACATAAACTCTACTCAATATAGAGATGCCAAGAAACAAATAAGAAGTTCTGGATCAGCAACATTATAAGGAAATAAAACAATGGCAACAGGATTAACTCTCTCAAGCTCCTCGAGTTTGAGTGACATGTCTAAAATCATTGTCGCTGAATCAATTGATAACGTAGAGCCGTCAGCACCTATGATGGACCTTGTGATGAGGTATGATATAGAAGCTGGAAGCAAACAAATTAACGTTCCTATTTGGGGAAGACAAAGTGCAGTAGCTCTTACTGAAGGTGTAGATTTATCTGTACCACAGCAGGTTACAGCAACAGTTGTTAGTTTGACTGCATCTGAACACGGAATATTATCATTTGTTAGTGATCGATTACGACATGAAAATAACGAAAATGTCTTGTCAGCAGTAGGTACTATGCACGGTCGTGCAGTAGGTAGATTGCTAGACAGTGACTTAGTAACTTTACTAGACGGATTCTCAAAGTCTGTACCAGGCGCAGGTAATAATGCAACATTTACTACTATTGCAGGTGCAGTATCTTATTTAAGAACCGACAACAATTCAACATTTGGACCAGCTCCAAGTAGACCTAATGCAGTTCTACACCCAGAGCAGATACGAAGGTTGACTCAAGAACTTGCAGGTATACAAGCAGGTGGCACAGGAATGCCAGCTCAGACTGTACCAGAAGGACCATCAGCTGATGTAATCAGTTCTTACTGGAGAGGTAACGACCCAGTATTTGGTGTCCCGATCTTTGAAGATGGAAACATCTCAAGAGATGGATCAGGTGATTCTAAAGGTGGAGTCTTCGCAAGAGAAGCACTAGCACTTGCAATGCAAAGTGAAATAAGTGCAGAAGAAGAAAGAGACGCATCACTAAGAGGAACAGAAATTGTAACTGTTGGTACTTGGGGTGAGTCAGAAATTGTAGATACTTGGGGAGTTGAAATACTTTCAGCTACTGATGCTCTATAAGAAAGGTAGGTAAATTGTGGTAACTCAGGATACGTCTCAATGGATTAACAAAAAACGAGGACAAGTAAAACAGTTCTTAGGTGATTCTATTGCAGAGTTAAACCTTGATATTCCAGCTGAGGCTGAGAAGGTGACACTTTATGACCAGAGAGATGGTTCAAAGTTAGTCATCCCGAGATACACCGCAGACATCTATCTAAGAAAACCGTTTACCACTTCTGTAATAAGAAATGGAACGATTGTAGATAACACTGATCCAAGCAAAAAATTATTTGATTGGATGCCACCTTCTAAGATTGAAGATAGTGTAGCCAGCGCAGGTGAAACTATTTCAAAAACTAAGAAACGAAAAAGAGGAAAGAGAGGTAGAAGATAATGGAACAACCAGTTGTTGCTCCTCCGAAAATAATGCAAAACTATTGGAAGCGTGAAGTCATTGCACAACACCCTGACATGGTTAAGGAATATTTAGAGAGGAATAATTTACAAGAACTACCGTTACCTGAATACGTTACACCTGACCAAGCGATATTTTATCGTGAGATAAATGGTGAATGGGAATCTCTTAAGTACCCTGGACAGATTCACGGTCTCGTTACTGCCGTACAGAAAAATTGGCTCATGGCTCGCCCTGTGCTTGAGACGTTAGAAGCCGATAGTACAGAAATTTCCAGTAAGAGCAGTCTTGAGGTGGCAACCGATATGTTAACGCAAGAGTTAAAGAAACGGGAAACAAGAGAAATAAACAAAAGTAAATCTTTGAAATGTACCGTAAAAGGTTGCAGAAAAAGATTTGCCACACAGAGTAACATGAAAATTCACATTACTCGGAAACATAAGGAAAATTAACTATGAGTGCAGGAACAAGACAGTATACAACGTCTGCCGATTCAGCAACTCAAGGTGCTGGTGATATAACAATCACAGCTGCAACTGATAAAATTCTTACTCTCGACCCAGGTGGAGCAGGAAGAACTATCGACCTTGTATTTGTAGATACTGCTGAGACTGGTGTAACTACATCATTCGCAGAAGTATTTATTGATAATGTAGCTGATGCAGATGAATCGTTTACAGTTAGAGATGGTAACAACTCCGACTCTGCCCTTTGTTTAATTGAGCAAAATAAAATGGCTCATTTTCAATGGACAGGTACGAAGTGGGTAACTACTACAGGCGAAACTTAAAAACAATTAATAGTGGGGAGATTAATTTCTCCCCCTATTAGACAAGGAATATATAATGGCAATATTAGGATACGAAAAATTAGCTGTGGCTGCTTCAGCAGTTGGCTTGGCTAGTCTTCCATCAGGATCTACAGTTGCACACATACAATGTGATACAGCTGCTGTTAGATTTAGATTTGATGGTACTGACCCAACATCAGCAGAAGGCACAACAATTGCAGCAGATGGAAGTATTACATTGATGGGAACTGATGTACTTAAAGCAGTAAAGTTTATAAGAACAACATCAACAAGCGCTTCACTTAAAGTGGCATATGGTTCACACACCTCTGGTGTAGCTGGCTTTCAGGATGCTATTTAATGGCTCACGATAAAAACCACATTGTTAAGAAACAGGAACAAACTGTTGTAGAGGTAGATGTAGAAGGAAAAGATCTAAAGATTCTTATCCCTGATAATATCTATGCCTATGGTGATAATAAATCAGTAGTTCAAATGGCTCAAGATGTAGCTGGTAAACATTCTAACAATAGCAATAAAGCAGCTGAGAAAGCTGGTGAACAAGCAAGACAACAGTTAGAGACTACAGACTTTGATGGCAAGATGGCAGCAGAAAGAAGGCAGAGAGCAATAGAAAGAGTAAGAGGAAAGAAACCTGCTTTTACTTTAGTTGCTCATGAAGATGCTTTTGGTTTTATAAAAGGTTATACTGTTTTAACAAAGCTCACACATGCAAGTGGGTTAGTAGAACATAAAGAAAAATATTATTCTGTAGAAGAATTAACAGAAATTACATCAGCGTTAGGACAATAACATGGCATCCTTTACAGCAGGTACTAAAACGGTTAGTTCAGCTGGGACAAGAGTGCAAGTTACAACTACTCCAACACCAGTAAGACGTGTTAGATTTCAAGCACCACCAGGTAACTCTGGTATAACTTACGTTGGAGGTTCTGATGTTGCATCATCTGTAGCTGGGATAGAGTTTTCAGCAGCAGGTGGTAGTGAGACTGTAGATTTTACAGAGGGCAGACCAGGAGACTTGGCAGAGTTTTACTGTGATTCTGCATCAGACGGAGATAAAATACATTACATGGCGGTGCTAGTATAATGCCAACAACAATTTCAACAACAACATCATTAGCAACTATGCTACCAGAATATGCTAGACGTATTGGTGCATATGTTGGATCGTTTACAACTACAACTGCTATAGCTGCAAATACATCTGTAGTATGCACAACTCTAGGAGATAGAGGTTGGGATGTAGATGACATACTAAATGATTTTTATATAAAGATAACATCACAAAATAATGACGGTGCTATTCGTAGAATATCTGATTACACAGGTAGTAGTGGAACTATAACTGTATCTGGTTCTAGTCTTAGTTCAGATAGTAGTACACAGGCTACCTTTGAACTTTATAGGTATGATCCTCAAAGACTAACAGATACATTGCAAGATGCAGCACAAGAAATATTCCCAAGAGTATTTGTTCCTGTGTATAACAATACAAACACTGCTAAGGAATTTCAATATAACTTTACTAGACCTACTTCTATTCCAAGAGGATACGTTAGACAGGTATGGATAGAAAAAAGAATAGATGCAAAGACAAGTACAGATAACATTCTTAGTGACCAGAACTGTGACATGGAAGAATCATCTTCTAGTATTACTGACTGGACTGTAAGTAATATTACTGCTGCTGTAGAAGCAGATACTACTGACCCAGATAATGCTATGGTATGGGCAGAATCTCAATCTGCAAAACTAACTGTAACTGCATCTTCTGTAGGACAGTTTTATTTATCAGTAACCAGTCCCACTAACTACGAAGGTGAAGAAATAAACTTTGCTATATGGGTCTACTCTAAAACTGCAAGTCGTGTATCTGCATTTATACAGACTGATTCTGATACTGTGGTTACTGGAGATTCACACACGGGAAACGGTTGGGAAAGACTAAAGGTTGTTACTGATGCTAATAACATTGGCACATCTATTAAGACTGGATTACAGATAAGTTCTGGTACAGCTTTTACTTGTTATGCTGATGAAGCAATTGCTACTTCTGGTAGAGAAGAAATGCCTAGAGCTGGCAGAATTGCAGTTAGAAACTGGAGAGAAGAAGACACTAAGATTAGAATTACAGAGGCAGTACCAGAAGATCATAACCTAATGATTGTTGGTATGGGTATGCTAGACTTTGCAAACTTACCTTCTTCTGCACAAGAAATAAAACT